TTTTTGTATACATGATTTGTTATACTAGCTGAATGTCTAACTTATTTAAAAAAGCCGCGCTATTCACTGATATACATTTTGGCTTAAAGTCAAATAGTACTTTACACAACGAAGACTGTTTGAACTTTGTCAAATGGGCAACTGCTAAAGCAAAGGAAGAAGGTTGCGAAACTGCTTTCTTTTTAGGCGACTGGCACAACAATCGTGCAAGTATCAATATATTAACACTGGGCTATAGCCTACAAGCCTTGGAGCACCTAAATGCCAATTTTTCAACTGTTTATTTCATTCCTGGTAATCACGATTTATACTATCGTGACAAGAGAGATGTTCAAAGCGTTGAGTGGGCCAAACACCTACCCAATGTTGTCATTTGTAACGATTGGTTTTCTAGTGGTGATGTGGTCATCGCTCCTTGGTTGTGTGCTGATGATCATAAGCGAATACCCAAACTAAAAGGCCGGTACATGTTCGGGCACTTTGAACTGCCCGGATACCTAATGAATGCCATGGTGGCCATGCCCGAACACGGTGAGCTACGTAGAGAAGCATTTACAAATTTTGATCATGTGTTTACTGGACACTTTCACAAGCGCCAAACACAAAAGAATATCACATACATTGGCAATTGCTTTCCGCACAATTACGCCGATGCCGGGGACGATGAACGTGGCTTGACTATCCTTGAGTGGGGCACGGAGCCCACATATCATGCGTGGCCTGACCAACCCCGTTATCGGGTATTTAATTTAAGTGATGTGTTGCAACACACAGAAAAGATGTTGCATCCTGGTATGCACGTTAGAGTCAATTTGGATATTGACATCAGCTACGAAGAAGCAACATTTATCAAAGAAACATTTACCGGAACATACGGTCTAAGAGAAATTACTCTTATTCCAGCAAAGGTAACCGAGTTGACCGAATACCAAATACAAGGTAACATTGAATTTGAAAGTGTGGATCAAATCGTGTATACTCAACTCAGCAATATAGACAGCAAGCAATACGATCCAAATCTACTGTTGGATTTATATAGAAATCTCTAATGTTTAAAATAAAAGACCTTACTGTACGCAATTTTATGAGTGTGGGCAATGCCACACAAGCGGTTAACTTTGACCGTCAAGACTTAACTCTTGTACTTGGTGAAAATTTAGATCTTGGGGGCGACGACTCGGGAGCTCGTAATGGAACAGGCAAAACAACCATCATAAATGCGTTAAGCTATGCCCTATACGGCAACGCCCTTACCAATATCAAGAAAGATAACTTGATCAATAAAACCAATGTCAAAGGCATGTTGGTGACCATTGATTTTGAAAAAGACGGTCAAAGTTATCGTATTGAACGTGGACGCAAGCCCGGCATCATGAAGTTTTGGATTGGTGATCAAGAAAAAGAAATCACTGACGAAGCACAAGGTGACTCGCGAGAAACACAACAAGACATTGAACGTTTGTTGGGCATGAGTCATGACATGTTCAAGCATGTGGTAGCATTAAACACTTATACCGAACCGTTCTTGAGTTTAAAAGCCAACGACCAGCGTGTGATTATTGAACAGTTGTTGGGCATTACTTTGCTAAGTGAAAAAGCCGAAAGTCTTAAAGAACAAATCAAAGCCACCCGGGATGCCATTGTTGCCGAAGAGTTTAGAATCAAAGCAGTCACAGATGCCAATGCACGTATACAAGAGCAAATAGAAAATCTCCGGCGCAGACAAACCATGTGGCAAAGAAAACACGATGAAGATGTTGCTCGGTTCCAATCAGCATTTGACGAATTGAGTCAATTGGACATTGAAGCTGAACTAGTAGCACATCAACAATTAAGCGAGTACAACAACAAGAAAAGCGAAATTGATCGTATACGAGGCTACATCACACAAAACGAACGTGATCAAGCACGTGAGGACAAAACATTGGCTCGTCTTAGAGCCGAACTAGAAGCACTGCAAAATCATCAATGTCATGCCTGCGGTCAAGATCTACACGATGACAATCATGAGCAGATGCTGGCCGACAAGCAACACCAAATCAGTGACACCGCTCTCAATGCACTTGCTGCTCATACACAATGGTTGGAAAATACCGAAGCATTGGCGGCATTGGGCGAGTTAGGTGAACGACCCGAAGTGTACTACAAAAACGAAGCAGATGCATTTGAACATAGAAGCAGCATGGGTAGTGTGCTGACTCAACTGGCTGCCAAGCAAGAAGAAGCTGATCCTTATAGTGAACAAATACAAGAAATGAGCACACAGGCTCTAGAAGAAATTGATTATGGCGTTATGAACGAACTTGATCGCATCAAGCAACATCAAGAGTTCTTGCATAAGTTATTAACCAACAAAGACAGTTTTATTCGTAAACGTATCATAGATCAAAACCTAAGTTACTTAAATGCAAGACTGGGACAATATCTAGATCGCATTGGCTTGCCACATACTGTAAAATTCAACAACGACTTGACTGTGAGCATTACCGAGCTGGGTCGAGATTTGGACTTTGACAATTTGTCAAGGGGCGAACGCAATCGTTTGATATTGAGTCTGAGTTGGAGTTTCCGTGATGTGTGGGAGAGTTTGTATCAACCCATCAACTTGTTGTTCATTGACGAATTGATTGATTCGGGTATGGATTCCAACGGAGTTGAAAACAGTTTGGCAATACTTAAAAAGATGAGTCGAGATGCCAACAAGAGCATTTGGCTTGTGAGTCACAAAGACGAACTGGCCGGACGTGTGCACAACACCTTGCACGTGGTAAAAGAAAATGGATATACAAGTTACAACACCGACGTCGATATCGCTTGAACAAGTGCGAGTGGTGCACCTGGAGCCTACTGATGTATGTCAAGCGGCTTGTCCTCTTTGCGCCCGTGAAACCGATCCCGAGTTTAATAAAAAGTCCAGTCACTGGTTGACTGTTGAAGATGTTAAACGCATTTTGCCCGAACAAGTTATCGGTCGTTTAGACAAAATGTTCATGTGCGGAGTATATGGTGATCCTGCAGCCGGTGCCGACACTCTTGGATTGTACGATTACTTTAGAGATATCAACAACAGTATTGTGTTGGGCATGAATACCAATGGTGGTATTCGTGGCCCCTGGTGGTGGGAACAATTGGCCAAAAGACTATGCCAACCACAGGACTATGTTGTATTCAGCATTGATGGATTGGCTGATACCAATCACATTTATAGACGCAATGTAGACTGGCCACGTGTTATGGCTAATGCTGCCGCATTTATCTCTGCCGGAGGTAATGCTCATTGGGACATGTTGGTGTACGAGCACAACCGGCATCAAGTTGAAGCTTGCGAACGGTTGGCCCGTGACATGGGATTTCGATGGTTTAGAGCCAAAGTAAGCAAACGCCCGTTGGTTAATGGGCTAGAATATCCCGTGGGCTGGGTTCGACAAGATATACAAAGCCACGTGATCGACTGTCACGCTATTCGAGAAAAAAGCATTTACATAGACGCACGAGGAAATATACATCCTTGTTGCTGGTTAGGCGAAAAACAAAGCAATTTTCATACAGATTTCGACAAAATACAAGCATCATGGCACACAAAAACACCCAATCCCATTTGTCAAGCGACTTGTTCAGTTGCAAACGCACAGACCAATTTCACAGCACAGTGGCAGAAAAATATTGAATTAACTCCCTAAGGCATAATTATGTTATATGCAATGGATATATCAAAACCTACCTGTCGAGGAATTACCCGAAGACTGCGTGGGGTTTGTGTATCTCATTACAAATAATCTATCTGGCAAAAAGTACATAGGCAAAAAACTAGCGAAATTCGCAAAAACCACTTATCGAACAGTAAAACTCAAAAACGGCACGAAGAAGAAAAAGAAGATTAGAAGCAAAATCGACTCTGACTGGCGCGAATATTATGGCTCAAACGATCAACTCAACCAAGACGTTCTAACTCATGGCACCGAAAACTTTACCAGAGAAATACTCTATTATTGCAAGAGCAAGGCTGAATGTAGTTACATTGAAGCACGTGAACAATTCACAAATAGAGTATTAGAATCTACAGATTATTATAACGGACAGATATCTGTTCGTGTCCATGGCTCCCACATACTAAACAAATTAAACGGTTAACGACTCGCACAGGTCAATCTCATGTGCCTAAGACAACTTGATAAAAAGAGGGACGGAAGACTCTGCGCCGTGCAGAGCACTTAGCAACTATCCTTAACAGGACGTGGATCGGATATGCCTTCATACAACCGGTTTTGCTATTTGAAAAGAATTAAAAAAGGCTAAATGAGTGGGTAACGCCCACACGTCTATATTGGTGTTAGCGTATTGATATAGACCGCCGTCGTATAAAGACGCAACTCGAGGTACCGGACGACCGCCTCTGTAATGTTGTAACGCTAAGTGATTGTGCTACTCGGATGAAGCAGATCATTTTGCCCTGTGCGGGCAAAGTGTGACTGATTTATCTGGATGAAACAGGACAACTTC